ACCGAGTATCTTCACAAAGGGATTACTACGAAGAAATTCGTGGAAACATTCCGACTTGCAGATCATGTTGTCGTTGATGGAGCTGAATTCGTCAATGGACTACTAGTGATTAAACTCAAAGTGGAACTACCCGAAGAACAGCGTCCGAGAAAAATAGAAATTAATTCTCAATAAGGACGTAACAATGGAAAAGTTTGTAAAAAGCGAGGAATTTCTTTCCTCTAAAAAAGAACAGATGGTTGCAATCGCGCAACTATTTGCTGTGCTTTCAATAGCACCGATCATGATCGCTGTAAGTTGGTTCGCATGATCAAGAAAATCAAAAGTTGGTTAGGCATTGTATTCTTTGCTTCGCTTGTACTGGGAGGTCTAATAGCACCTCTCTTCACACCTAACTACGGTGTGTACACAGCGGGTTCAAGTCTGTATATGCCAGCGCCATATTTGTAAAACCTTTGGGTGCCTCTTAAGCGCATGACGGCATAAACTGGGGGGACGCATCCCCCCGACCCAATCTTTATTAAGGATATATTATGCCAGGAATTGTAATTGCAATGGTTTTAGTAGGTGCTGTGCTTGTAAAAGACAGTAACCGAAAATTAGACGAAAGATGTGCTCAAGAAGTACTGGACGGGATCGCTGAATCTCATCAAGAATGTCGCCGGTACTATACGTCTAAGTAATAGTATACAAGTTTGCCGACGTTCTTGGGCTCTACGGAACGAGTCGTTTAAAAATGTCGGACCATTTTATGAAAAACCGCAATCAAATCAACAACTTAATAAGCCTTTTATTCTATGCAAAATTATAGTATAATTACTATATGAATTTTTATACTAACATCTTTCGCAAAGGCAATTTTATCTACTATCGCGGTTACAGAAATGGATCTGCGTTTAAAGATAAAATTAAATTTCGCCCGACAGTATTCGTTCAAACTAATAAACCTACGGCATATAAAACGCTCTATGGTCAATCTGTTGCGCCGATCGAAGAACCTGATATGGTCACTGCTCAGCGGTTTATCGAAGAGAATCGTGGTGTACCTGGAAGATCCATATATTGTATGGATAATTTTGTTTTACAATTTATTGGTAAAGCATTCCCTAACGACGTAAAGTTTGACCGAAACCTTATTAACGTTTGCACTATTGATATTGAGGTTGCTTCTGACGAAGGATTTCCTGTTCCAGAAAAGGCGGAACATGAAGTTATTTCAATAACAGTAAAAAATAATCAAGAAAACAAATATTATGTATTCGGGTTGTACGACTATGACGAAACGTTGTCTGAACAACCTACCGAATATTTCTTGTGTGAAACCGAATACAATCTATTGCATTCTTTTTTAGGGTGGTGGTCTAGTAATTATCCCGATGTTGTAACAGGTTGGAATACTCAGATGTTTGATATCCCATACTTGGTTAATAGAATAAATAGAGTCCTCGAATCAGATGAATATAAAAGACTATCGCCTTGGGGTCTAATAAGAGAAAAAAACTTTCATACTAAGACTGGGCAAGATATTAAAAGTTATGACATACAGGGCGTTTCTAATCTAGATTACTACGACTTGTTCCAGAAATTTGGTAAATTAACATATGGCGAACAAGCATCTTATAAACTTGATCATATTGCACACGCCATTCTCGGCGAAAATAAGTTGTCGTATGACGAGTATGGATCTTTGCACGCACTGTATAAGCACGACTTTCAAAAGTTTATCGATTACAATATAAAAGATGTTGAACTTGTAGATCGCCTAGAAGAAAAGATGGGTTTAATTACTCTAGCAATGACTATGGCGTATAAAGCAAAGACCAACTACAGCGATACTTATGGTACGACGACTGTATGGGATTCAGTAATTTATAACTCCTTGCTTAAAAAAAATATTGTGGTGCCTCCAAAAGAAGATAAACCCAAGTCTTCCATCGTCGGCGGGTATGTTAAAGAACCTGTCGTCGGCATCCATGATTGGATATGCTCGTTCGACTTAAACTCTCTTTACCCCAATATTATCGTACAGTATAATATGTCTCCGGAAACTCTAACGTATGAAGAGGAAGGAGACTTTGCAGTAGCAGCAAACGGCACCAAGTATCGGAAAGATATACAAGGAATTATTCCTGAAGTTATCAAGCAGTTCTACGCTGACAGAGTACAAGCAAAAAATAAAATGCTCGAAGCAAAAAGACAGTACCAAGAAACGCCAACTAGAAAACTAGAAAACGAAATTGCAATCTACGATAACCAGCAGATGGCGACTAAGATTTTAATGAACTCGCTATATGGAGCGCTTGCCAACAGGTGGTTTCGTTATTTTGATTTAAAGATTGCAGAAGGCGTAACTACTTCGGGTCAACGTGCAATCAAACTTGCTGAGAAAGCAGTTAACGATGAGATGCAAGAGATACTGGGCGACAAGCAGGACCATGTCATTGCGATTGATACTGATTCGGTGTATATCAAAATGTCGGGTCTGGTCAAGATGCATGCTCCTAAGAATCCAGTCAATTTTCTAGACGGTGTCTGTGAGCATTTTGAGAAAAAGATCGCTCAAGCATATGCCGTCCTCTCGGAAGAAACTAATTCTTATGAGAATCGAATGGTTATGAAACGCGAAGCGATTGCAGATCGTGCTCTATGGACAGCAAAGAAAAGGTATATTTTGCAGGTTCACGACAACGAAGGCGTGCGTTATGATAAACCTAAACTTAAAATCATGGGAATTGAAGCGGTCAAGTCTTCAACGCCTCAAATTGTCAGAGATAAGTTTAAAGAAATTTTTTCTATTATTCTTAACAGCAATGAAACTGAAACCCAAAAATACATTAAAGAATTTAAATCTGAGTTTAAAAAACTAAACCCTGAAGATGTTGCGTTTCCTCGTGGCGCAAAAGACATAACTAAATGGCGAGATCATAAAAACATTTATTCGAAGGGCACTCCTATTCACGTTCGCGGTTCTCTATTGTACAACCATTACGTAAAAGAAAATAAGTTAGAGCGGAAATACGAATTAATAAAAGACGGGGAAAAAATAAAATATCTGTATTTAAAAACGCCGAATAGTATTAGAGAAAACATCATTGCATTTTCTTCTGTACTTCCTAAAGAATTTGCTTTACATGAAAAAATAGATTATAATACAATGTATGACAAATCTTTTATAGTTCCTCTTCGTCCTATACTTGCAGCAATAGGGTGGGAACCAGAAGAAAGAGCAACACTATCAGCATTTTTTACTAATGTATAATTTAACTATTTTTAAAAACGCTTTTGACAATAAGACGCATAGAAGACAAGAATTAAAAACATGGTCTTCTTTTGTTTCTCTATTAAATTCGCTTGCAAAAAAAGAAGGTCAAAAAGGTGGAAATAATTCTTCTCCTCTCATTAGTCCTGCTGTGTATTTCGAAAACACTACGCGCGGCAATAGGAATGTTGACCGTTGGGGTAGTTGGTGTTGCCTTGATGTCGACGATTTATGTGTTGATGACACAATAAAAAATACAGTTGACGAATATTGTGGTCAATACAGATACGTGTGTTATTCAACTGCGAGCAGCACTAAAGATGCTCCTAAGTTTAGAATTGTGTTTCCTTTAAAAGAAGACGTTATAAATCATGATATCCCACATTTTTGGTATGCCTTGAATAAAGAAACCAAAGAAATAGGAGATAAACAAACTAAAGATTTATCTAGAATGTATTATGTACCAGCGATATATCCTAACGCATATAATTTTTTCTTTACGAACGAAGGAGAAACGATCGATCCCGTAAAGATAATGGATTCCTGGGAATATCAAAGAAGTTCGAAAAATTCGTTTCTAGATAAATTGCCCTTCGCTATGAGAGAACAATTGATAGAATACAGAAAACAACAAGCAGAAAGTAATAATATATCTTGGTCCTCTTATAGAGATTGTCCGTTCTTTCCAAAAAAACTTGGTCAAGAATACATAGCGATAAATGGGACAGGATGGTATCATAAGATGTATCAAATAATGGTCGCTATAGCAGGAAATGCGATCAAAGCAAACTATCCAATCACCGCCAGAGAAATAGCGACACTTTGTAAACAACTAGACGCTGAATCCGGGAACTGGTATGAAAACAGACCCTGGGAATTAGAAGCAAATAGTGCAATTGAATTTATATACAGGAGTTAATAATGGGTAACATAAAAACCTTACCAGATGAGTCTAACGATAACGATTTAGACGTTGTTCTTTTTGAAAATGCAGATGAGGTTGGTCCTACAACCGTTAGTTCTACAACCTCTAAAGATAACGAAAAAAATCTCATGAGCGATAAGTTAAGAATTTCTATTCTCGGAGATAAAAATTCGCCTATGGTTCAAGCAGCAACAGCAATTTATAGTCACCCGAAAAACACACTAGATGTTTTTGAAGACATTGATAAATTGACTGAATCTGAACCTATGTTAACTATTGTTTGTTTAGATTTCGATCTAAACGATAATGATACTCAAGACGACGTAGTATTGATCGACGCGCTTAACAAAATCCAATCTCACACTACAGGAGGTATTTTATTAAAATCGATTGTTTCTCCAGAAACAATGATAAGAATTTTATCTGCTCTTAATAACGATAGTTTAGAAAAAAGATTTGCTTACCAACCAGACTTAGTTGATAGTTCTAATATCCAAGCAGTTTTGAATCAAGAAGAAATAGTTATCGGCGCTTCTGAAGAAGTGTTTGCTGCACATTCTGCTGTCTTGAATAGAAATTCTAATTCGTTTCTTAAAAAATTAAAAGGATGTACTCATTTAGATGCAGCAATTATAAAACTTGCTCATTCTTCCTACAAAGCAGTTAAGCAAACATTTTTTAATCAACTATATGATTATGTTTCTGATTTTGAAAATGCGAATTTTAATAATTTAAGAATCTCATTAGAAGAAGTTTTTATGAAAAATAATGCAACAGAAAGTTTGCCTTCTTATGTAAAAGTAATTGCAGAAGATTCTAAAGTTAGTTATAAAAAAGCGAAATCTTACAAAGGTGAATATGATAACAAAGATATTAGAGCTTTTGTTGGCGCCACTGAAAAATTAACGCTACTAGATGAGTGTATCAACTATAAAAATCTAAAGGATTAAATATGTCGTTAATGAATAAATTGATGAAGAACAGTAAACTCAAGCATACTGAGCGTCTTGACAAGTCTGATTTTTTTACTCAAAAAACTATGGTGCCGACTGATGTTCCTATGCTGAACGTTGCTTTATCCGGAAGTATTGACGGAGGTATCGCTGCAGGATTGACTGTGTTAGCAGGTCCGTCTAAGCATTTTAAAACATCGTTTGCTCTTAAAATTGCATCCGCATATCTTAAGGCAGACCCCGAAGCGATCATGATGTTTTATGATTCTGAGTTTGGTTCGCCGCAGTCATACTTTGATACGTTTGGCATTGATACTTCTCGCGTTCTACATGTTCCGATAACTAATGTGGAAGAATTAAAGTTTGATCTTATCTCTCAACTCGAAAACATGGAGAAGGAAGATAAGGTTATTGTGGTCATCGATTCTATTGGAAACCTAGCATCGAAGAAAGAACTCGACGATGCCCTTGATGAAAAATCTGTCGCTGATATGTCACGAGCAAAGGCGCTGAAAGGTTTGTTTCGCATGTCCACACCCTATCTTACGATGAAGAATATCCCATTGCTCGCAGTCAACCACACTTACAAAGAGATCGGATTGTTCCCGAAAGATATTGTGGGCGGAGGAACCGGAATTTATTATTCTGCGGACAATATCTGGATTATTGGTCGTCGTCAAAACAAAACTGGCACAGAGGTGACTGGATACGACTTCATCATTAACGTAGACAAGTCGCGTTATGTTAAAGAGAAAAGCAAGATTCCTATCACAGTATCATGGGACGGCGGCATAGATCAGTACAGCGGGTTGCTAGAAGTTGCCCTTGCTGGCGGATTTGTTGTTAAACCTTCTAATGGGTGGTATCAAAAAATGAGCGAAGAAAAAAAATATAGAATGAGCGAATTAAATGAGTCGTTTTGGTCTGATATTGTAAACACAGAAGAGTTCAAAAGTTTCTGCAGTAATTTGTATAAGATTGGCGACAACCATATAGAAGTAGATCTGGATTTAGAATGAACCTTGAAAAAGTTTGCGAAGGAATAGATTATGAATTGACTCCTTCCGATGAGGATAATCAGATGGCATGGAATGTCAGGATTCTCAAAGGGGAGTTTCCTGAAACTGTAATTCGATTTGGAAAACTTAGGTTCGAGGAGGAGTATTTACATTTTGATTTTATTGTAGTATCATCACCTGATAGTACTGCTGATGAAGACAATATCGAATTACAAGATTATGCTGCAGAAATACTAGAAGATATTCTAATAAACGCTGAAGCGAACGGATCGTTAATTAAATCAGAATCAAAAAATGATTGAACTCGAAAAAACTATACTTAGAAATTTATTAACTAATGAGAAATACATGCGAAAGGTTTTGCCTTTCGTAAAGAAGGACTACTTCGAAGGCGTTTACCGCGAACTGTTTGCTCAGGTTGTTGCTTATGTTTCTAAGTATAATAAACTTCCAACTCACGAAGCATTTAAAATTGAGTTAGACGAACTTAACATTAATGCGGAAATGAGAACGCACGCAGTAGATATCCTACCTGATATTTTTACTGCGAAAGAAGAAGACGAAACCTGGTTACTCGACACTACTGAGAAATGGTGTCAGGACCGCGCTATTCATAATGGTGTGTTAGAATCGATCAACATCATTAATGGAATGCATCAGAAACTGTCTAAGAACGCTATCCCCGATCTTCTTCAAAAGGCATTAGCAGTGTGTTTTGACGCAAACGTTGGGCATGATTATTTTCTTAATGCTGATGAACGTTATAATTTTTATCATGAACAAGAAGAACGATTGCCCTTTGATCTTGATTTTTTTAATCAGATAACTAAAGGCGGATTGCCTAACAAAACTCTTAATATTGCTCTTGCGGGAACAGGTGTCGGTAAGAGTTTGTTTATGTGTCATCATGCTGCTAGTTGCCTTTCTCTTGGGCACAACGTGTTGTATATTACCTTGGAAATGGCAGAGGAGCGTATAGCAGAACGCATAGACGCTAATCTTATGAATACGACCATCGATTCTTTGGAAAGGATTAGCAAGCAGTCTTTCACAGATAAAGTTGCATCTATTGCTTCCAAAACCAATGGTAGATTAATCATCAAAGAATATCCTACAGGTCAAGCACATACTTCACACTTTCGTGCACTCTTAAACGAACTTAAACTTAAAAAATCGTTTCGACCTGAGATTATCTTTATTGATTATTTGAATATTTGCTCGTCCTCTCGTATGAAAGGTATGGGTGGTGCAATTAATTCTTACTCGTATATTAAAGCAATCGCTGAAGAGATACGCGGACTAGCAGTGGAGTTTAATGTTCCTATAGTTTCTGCAACGCAAACCACAAGAACTGGGCACAGCAACTCAGATCCTGGACTAGAAGATACTTCAGAATCTTTTGGTTTACCTGCAACTGCCGACTTAATGTTTGCTCTTATTTCTAATGAAGAGTTAGAATCCGAAGGGAAACTACTTGTAAAACAGTTAAAAAATAGATATAATGATCCTAATAAATTAAAAAGATTCGCTATAGGTATAGATAGATCTAAGATGAAACTATACGATGTCAAACAGGAAGAAAATGAATTTGTTGATGACACGCCAGTCTTTGATCGAAGCAACACTGGCGAGCGAGTTTCCAGGGAAGGACTCAACAAAATAAGGGTGTTCTAATGCGAACAAAAATTTTATTCTTAACTCTTATGGTAATTTGGGTTCTAATTTTATACGGTTTTATAACATGGATTACTTCAGATGACAATAAAGAACAAAAGAATGAGGTTCAAATTGAACAAGAAGAACCGAGCATCAGGCAGGAACTCACCCCAACCGAAAGAGGTGGAGAACTTGTACAAAGCGGATCAAGAGATGCAGAAGAAATTGCAAGAGTCCAAGAACTTGAATGTCTCGCTCTCAATGTCTATCATGAGTCTCGGAGCGATAATTTTGCTGGGCGCATTGCTGTTGCTGATGTAGTGTTGAACAGAGTTGACAGTAACCTGTTCCCTAACACCGTCTGTGAGGTTGTCAACCAGTCAGTGATGCGAACCAACTGGAAAGGTAATGAGGTTCCGGTTCGTGGTATGTGTCACTTCTCGTGGTTCTGTGATGGGTTGAGTGATGAACCTATGGAGACAGATTCATACGAGGATGCTGAGATCGTGGCGGAGATGGCACTACGTGGCGGTTGGAGAGGCATTACAGAAGGTGCTACACATTATCACGCGACATACGTAACACCTAATTGGATCAACGACAGAGGCATGGTCCCCGTTGGTAGGATTGGACAGCACAAATTTTATCGGTGGCACTAATGTTAAAAGAAAAAATTAATCTTCGACTTGATATATTACAAGGTTGGATGGAATCTAACCACCATCTTGAAGAACCAGGAAAAGTAATGGACTTAACTCTAGAGATAAGTAAATTCTGGACAGTACTTAACGAAGAAGATAAAGATTATGTACAGTGTGCTCAGCACGCTATTGAGGATCAAGAAATATGGGACGTATCGTAGGATTTACTGCAAGCACTTTCGACCTTCTACACGCTGGACATGTAACTATGCTGAGAGAAGCAAAAGAACAGTGTGACTATTTGATTTGTGGATTGCAAGTCGATCCTAGTATAGATCGAGCAGAGAAAAACTCACCAGTGCAATCTCTGGTCGAGAGATACACACAACTCTCAGTTGTTAAATACGTAGACGAAATTATTCCTTATCAAACAGAAAAAGATTTAGAAGATATTCTGCAGATGGTCAACATTGACGTTAGGATTATCGGTGACGAATATAGGGATAAAACTTTTACTGGTCGCGCTGCTTGCGCTTCCCGAGGAATTGAAATATACTTCAATAAAAGAGACCATAGGTTTTCTACATCTGATTTGAGAACAAGAGTAGCAAATGATGAAAATAATCGTAGCAGATAAAAAATATAACTGTGATCACAAACTCGGAACCTACATGGAAGATTCCGATTACGATCTTCTTGTAGAAGAAGACACAGATTTTTATGCGCCTTCGAATAGTCTTGTTTGCTCGGAACCTACCGAGCAAACTTGTATCTTTAAGTTTAGAAAAAATCGTTTTACTGCAGAAGAACAGGCGTCTGCCTATGAAGGATTGGTCAACGCAGCACAACCTACTCAGAACCGTGGACTTGCTGCTGGACCAAAAGGCGAAAGGCAGGGTGGTAGAAACTGGTGCACTCCTGAGCAAGTTGAGATTATGGAGTTTCTTATTAAGAACAATACTCCTAAATTATTTTCCGACGTTGATCCTATTGAACAGATAAGAGAGAAACACAGAAATAAAATCGATCCGGAAGAAGCAAGAGGCATCGTTTGGATTAAAACCAAGATAGAACAGGAAGGTTATGATTATGAGACCTTCTTCGAGGTAAAGTTGCCAGAAATATTGCAATTGCCTACGAACGAACGAACTAAAGCAGCAAAACATTTATTTGAGAATTATGTATCCAACACAACCTATGCGAATCAGGTTTTATCTGGTATCGCTGGGTTCTTCGATCGGTATCCGCGCATCCCATGGGGTCGCGCTACTTCATATACTGAACACCATCGTGAAACCTACGAGAAGTGTTATCCGTTCATGCGCAAACTCTCGAGTGAGTTTCAGCGACTCTTGCCAGAACGGTATGATGTTCAGAATGAAGCAGCAGCGAAACTCGACCCCAGATTCAGAGTCGCTGGCGAGGATACCCCGTTCACCACGATAACGGTGAACAAAAACTTTCGCACATCTGCTCACCGTGATGCCGGTGATTTGCACGCAGGGTTCTCCAATCTGTCGGTGATTGCGAAAGATAAAGAGTGGGAGGGAGGATACCTAGTTCTGCCCGAGTATAGAGTCGCGATCAATATTCGACCTGGAGATCTGTTGCTGATTAATAACCATGAAGGCATTCACGGCAACACAGAACTGGTTCCTCCCGCTGGGAAAACTTTAGAAGATATGGAACGCATTTCCCTCGTTTGCTATTTCCGAGAAAAAATGCTAGAATTAGGTAGTTGGGAATATGAATCGCTTCGTCGTCAGTTTGTAGACGATAGGAGGTTGAATAAAAAACATCCCGATTGGCGCCCACTATGGAACGGTGTTAGTGCAAATATGTGGGACCAGCAAGAGTGGTATGATTACATTGTTAAGCATGAGGGCGAGGCAATGCTTAACAAATATCATCCGAAAGCAACTAAGAAAAAGGTATCACTATGGTCTTAATTACTGGGGCGGAAGGTTATATCGGAAAAATTCTTGCAAGTAAAATGCAAGACATACGCTTTAGAAAAACTGATATAGGCGTTTGGGATATTAGAAATCCGAACAAATATCGCGTCAAAAACGACGTTGATATAGTAGTTCACCTCGGCGCTTTAGTTCGCGTAGGTGAGAGTGTTCGAGATCCGCTCAAGTATTATGACACAAATGTTTCTGGAACCATTAACATACTTAAAACGTTTCCTAATGCTAAAATGATATTCGCCTCTACAGGTGCAGCGTTCGATGCCGACTCTCCGTATGGTAAGTCTAAGGTTATGTGCGAAGAAATTATCAAAGACGTTTGCAAAGAGTATACGATCTTTCGTTTCTATAACGTTGGCGGAGGCAATCCAACTAACCCAGAAGGACTGCCGTTAGCAATCCAGAAGGCAAAAGAAACTGGTACATTTACAATTTTTGGCGACGACTATAATACAAAAGACGGTACTTGTATTCGCGACTACGTTCATGTAGAAGATATTACTGATGCTTTAATTCGTGCAGTGAAAGAACCTGGAGCAATGACAGACTATGAACCTTTAGGTTCGGGCAACTCCTACACGGTCCGTGAGTATGTTGACGCCTACATTAAAAAATATGGTAAACAATTCGAAGTGGTAGTAGGCGATCGCCGCGCAGGAGACCTTGAGCGCTCTGAGGTGCCGTTTCTATCTAATTTTATCACTCCAACTAAAACCCTTGAGGATATAGTATGAAAATTTTGGTGACGGGTTTTACTCGCGGCGCTGTTACGCGAGACTTTCACAAGACTTCTGAATTAGGTGTTTGTTTTGCTCACGTTAGTTTGGTTGAAAACTTAGAAGCGCTTGGACATACTGTCATACAAAAATCTGTGACTATAGGCGAAGACCTTTCTTCCTATGATAAGGTGATTGTGTTCCTAATGCATATCTCGCCGTTTAACTCGTACATCTACAGTGCACTTTGGACAGTTGCTCAAAGACCCGATGCCATTTTCGCTATTGAAGATTGGCAGTCTCCAAAAAATATTAGCAACTGGAAAAAAGATGTTGAGAAAGTTTTAGATTCGATTACAAACGACTACTACATTAATAACGTTGTAAAAGAAAAACGATTGAAGAAAGAATGGATACCGGCATTTCGCGATGCTCTTACTAAAATATCAGAGGAAGACACAACGATTATCTTGCCAGCGCATTTAGGCGGCGACTATAAGAAGTTGTTTCCCACCTGGAACCAGGATAAAATCTTTGCTTGGTATCCTCCTCCATACTCAGTAAGAAGACTTCCTAAAAAAACAAGCTTGTTTATTGCCCCGAAGCAGAAAGTGTTCAACTTTGCTGGACTTATCCAAGGCGAGACTGAGAAGTGGTTTAATAACATGACTGCAGATGCAACCTGGGAAATCAAGCAGTATGGTTCAAAGGCAAAGAAGCAGATACGATTGACAGAACAGGCGATGGTCGAAACCTTTGATAAACATTGGGGTATTTTGATGGCGGGTTACTGGCACGCTGGTTCGGGTTGGTGGCGAGCTCGCCCACAACAAACTGCCGACGTTGAGTCGATTCTTATCTGTAACGAACAAGAAGGTGCGGTGTTTGGCGAACCTTATGTCGGTCTTAATTGTAAGATGTTAGAGGAAATGGACGAAGGGCAGTTAAAAAAACTTGCTTCTGATCAAAAAATAGCGTATTATAATAGTCAACCTATGGATAAAAACATTTCTGATCAACTAGTCTTAGAGATTTTAGATGCGTAATTTTTTAGTAGTCGGGGCAGGGTTTGCCGGCGCGGTCTACGCCAGAGAGATAGCAGAAGCAGGGCACCATGTTGATGTAATTGATCAGCGTCCTCACATTGGCGGCAACGCTTATGATTATTTTGATAAGCACGGTGTTCGGATACACAAATACGGTCCACACATTTTCCACACCAGTAACGAAAGAGTTGTTGAATGGATGTCTCAGTTTACTGAGTGGGTAGAGTATAAACACAAAGTGTTAGCAAAACATACAGATAATGAATACTATGTTCTGCCTGTCAATAAAGAAACTAAACATTTGATCGGCGAAGAAAATGTAGTTGATGTTTTTATTCGTCCTTACACTAAAAAAATGTGGGGAAAAGATATTGAAGAACTCAATCCTAAAATTTTAGAACGAGTTCCTGTTCGAGATGATTATAACGAATATTATTTTCCGAACGATAGCATACAGAAAATGCCATCAGATGGTTACACTGCACTATTTGAAAACATATATGATCATGTAAATATTACATTGCAAACCAATACGAAATTTAAAAAAAGCATGGAAGATGTTTACGATCATGTGTTTAATAGCATGCCCATTGATGAATACTATAACTTTGAATACGGCGAACTGCCATATCGCTCGATAAAGTTTGAAACTGTCACGCTTCCACAGAATAATGTTTTTAAGACAGCAACGACAAACTTCACAACATACGATGGTCCGACCCGCGTTACTGAGTGGAAACTGTTTCCGAACCATGGACATAACCCTCTTGCAACTACGTTGACATATGAGTTTCCTTGTGACTACAAGGATAACAATATGGAGCGGTACTATCCAGTAAAAGATATAGAAGGAACCAATCAAAAAATTTACCAAAAGTATTTACAGCGCAAAAATAACAAAGTATCTTTTATCGGTAGGTGTGGAACTTATCAATATCTTGACATGCACCAAGTTATTAATCAATCGCTCGCTAACGTAAATAAGTATATAAATCAAGAACTTACATAGAGTTTGATATATTGTGCACATATGATATAATATGTGGTAAGGAACTTCGCCATAGAAGTTCAAACTAGATCCGATTTAGGGTCGTCAACTTAGGAGTTAACAAAATGATAGCATCGCAATCAATTCGTTCTGCGTTAGAAAATAAATCAATTAATCTTAATAACAAGTTCAGAAACCTTTTCGGGTTCATGGTGTCAGGATCAATGACTTACATGACATGGACTCTTCAAGACCTTATAGATTTTCTTGTCAGTCAAAAAATCAATCCGGACCCTATAGGACAACGCGGAGAAGAAGGTGATAAAAATAAACCTTTTGATGTGTGTAAAGCGTTGGTCGATCTCGGTACAGGGATGTTAACGTTCCGTTGGATTGGTGATGACGAACAGTTAAAAAAACGATATCCCGGATTCCTTTTTATTACCATTGATGGTGGGCATCGATGTCGTTATCTTCTTAGATGGATAAAAGGCGAACTTCTTATTGATGGTATGAACTTTAATGAGTTCTGCGAAACAATGGCGATCGATCCTTCTAATATCTATGTTCCTGTACAAATAGCAGAATGCAATGATTATACTGCTACTTTTTTATTCAGACAATTAAACAAGGGAACCAAAGTTTCTCCAATGAATATGATCATGGCAGATGACGTTTCACTTTTCTTGGAAGAAATTCGTAAAATTGTAAAAATAGTGCCAGAATATAATCGAGTAGAACCTTATATGGTTCGAGAGGTTTTTGAATATTTCGAAGGAAATGATGGCAAAAATAAACCACTTCATTGGTCTACTGAGTGGAATCCTTCCGGCAAATGGTTTGAGTACGCTGCTTTAGTTGCTATGAAATCGCATCACAGACTTCATTGTGCAACAGGTTATGGCGATATTGAAGAATTTGTAGAAGAAAAGATTACATTGTCAAAAGCGAGTAATGATATTGTTAGTCAGTTTTGGTCTGACTTTATGAAAGTAAAAATCCATACTGGAATGCGCCATAACAATTCTTCTTTTGAGTTTTTTCAGTTGTTCTTTTTCGGAGTTCTTGCGGAGTTCGGTTCTTTTAAAATAAAAGATTGGAGTAAATTCAAGGAATCTTATGAATATACCAGAAGTATTTTGACTGGGAAAGCGACCGATCTTGATTCGAAAACGACGGTATACAAAGGAGTTCAAAAATTTGTAAAAGATTTCATGCGTTCTAACGGCAAATCTTTTTCTGATCCAGAAAAACAAATGCATTGTTACGAACTAATCAAGAAGTATAGTACACTCGAAGGAGAAGATTTCTTAGAAGAGTTTGGTGTGGTTTGTTTAGATTCTAAACGATCGTTACAACGCGACGAGCGTTATGATGTTTTAGTTCATCAAGGTTTTCGTTGCGCTATTGATGATCAACCCTTAACGATTGACGATTCTGATTGGGCGCATGACGAGGATTATTCTGGGGGTGGTCGTACTACTAGGGAAAACGGCGCGGTCGTACGAAGATGTTA